TCAGCGAGACGTTGGGCGGCTTTTTCGAGGCGGTCTTTCGTTAAGTACCCGAATACTGTCAGCGATTAATGCTAGATTTGGATCTAACTCATCATAAGAGACTAACGGGAAGTCAATTTTCTCAGAACAGCTTTTTCGTAACCGAGGAAACTCTTTTTTGCTCTGATAAGGCCACGGTAGTTCCCTAATTGTCATTTTTGCATAAAAGCCAAATAACAGCTGACCAATAACGACAACATTAGGGGTGACTTTGGATATGATGGGTTCAGCAATAAGAATGTTCTCAAGGCTCCATTCATGCTTGCTAATTGCAACAATTCTTATATCAACATAAGAATCAAAATTCTCCGGAAGATATCGAGCCTTACACCATCCTTTAAACCTTTCCTCCCAACGTTTTGCTAGCTTGAATCCAGGACAGCGTTTTGAAATCGAAAACCTATATAAGTTAGCGATCAATGCTAATGCAATTTTCTCGTTTGAATGAGTAATTGAGCACGACAGCTTCTCATTAGGATTGAGCTGATGTTGTGAAATTATTTCTTGTACGTCTTTAAACGCCAAACTCAGCGCAGTGTCGTAAGTCCCGAGCACATCATTGTCACAAGCATGGCACAGAATACTTTGATCATACTCCAAGGTTTGTGAGGGAGTAACACGTTTTCTATCGACAGTTATAGTTAGAAAATTATCACCATTCTTAAGATTAGTTCCTGAGTATTGTTTTAGAAATTCAGGATAAAGATGTGCTCGACAAAGTTCTTTCTCTTGACCGCACATATGGCAAGTGCCGAATGCTTTTTTCTTAGACATATTACCTCTCCTTTTGATTCGTTTATTTTTCGAGGCCGCTTTACCTTAGGGGATAATAAATATTTAGTAAAGTTAGTTGTATATTTTATTTTACCCTACGTAACACCGTCAAAATGATCGTTTTTTGATGTGAAGAGTTGGGGGGATCAAAAATTGTTCAGAGACCTAGAAATTCAATAACTTGAAAGTCTTTCGCGCGCCTTTTAGCCTGCAATAGCAAAGCTGGAGATGCTACTATGAAGCAGGTAATATCGGTTGTATTCGGAAGTTGCGTTCTATGTGCCTGTCAAACTGGAGAGCCTTCCAGTAACATTACCCCCGGAGTGCCCCAAGAAGTAACAGAAACCCAGCGTAAATCAGTTGAAAAGTCAGTCGCTCAAAATTTGAAGGACCCGTATTCTGCCAAGTTTGGTCCTATGCAAGCTACCGTTGATCTAACTACTTCGGTTACCACAGTATGTGGATACGTAAATGCCAAAAACTCATACGGCGGTTATGTTGGCATGAAACCATACATCGGAGTGCTTGTTTCCTCAGGGGAATCAACAGAGTTTGTTGTAGCTAATATAGCTTCATCCGCGACGGAAATTAGAGCGATTAAAACGGTATGCGCGCGCTCTGGAATAACTTCGATTTAATAGATTAACGCCGAAGCTTGTTAGTACTGCATATCTGCACTTCTAAGTTTTAAAAGTCTGATTTTTACCATCCACTAGCCACCATCATGTAGTTGCCGACGCTAGTCCCAACCGTGCTGTTTACCGATGATTGCAAGCACGCGGGGACGCATCTGGCGGCAGAAGGCACTGATTGCTAGGCTGATGCGAGCACTTTCACTAGCGCGGAGGAGCTCGTCATAATAGCGCACTTCGAAGCGGTAACTGATCTCACCCGTTCAAGTAAGATATTGGCAATACAATTTTCTAGCCGAAATGATTAGCTATCGCACTCACCGCTTTTGAATAGCTGAAAGCTTTCTCTGCACCATTGTCAAAATGCACGTAGAAGCAGGAGGTTGTTACGTAAGACCCATTTGGCCTTTCGTCGTTATTCCATCGACGGAATACATTGATAGGCTTATGTGGCACATCATGTCCTGGAACCGCATTGCAGTAATCTTTGTACAAGGCTAACACATTTGAGAGATTGTCGGGACTAACAGCTTGGTCGAGGGGTGTATCATTTAGAACTTTCTTGAAGTAAGCGTTTGCTTTTCCAGCTGCTTCAAAAGTTAGACCAGAGCTCAAATTTACTGGTTTTTTCTTCCCCATATGTCACCTCAGCGTTCATTCACTTTCAAGTTAGTCCCGTTGAGTGAGACTGACAATTATCACTTTCTGAGGACATACGGCCAAGCTGCTTCACTCAGAAACCAGAATTCGCATACTTCTTTTCACTTCCGCCCCCTCGCCATCATGGCGTAGTTGCCGACACTGGCCCAATCCTCATCAATGAGTGCGGCCAGCAGTTTTTTCTTTAGCTCGTCATCAGAGAACTGGTGCCGATTGTCCCAGCCGTGCTTCTTGCCGATATTGGCCAGCATCCGGGAGCGCATCTGGTGGCTAAATGCGCTGATCGCATGACTGATCTGAGCGCTTTCATTGCTGCGATGGAGCTGGTCATAATAACACTCCTCAACGGCGTCGCTGATCTCACCCATTTTTCCTCCAATACGACTATTTTGCCATGGCTTAAATAAAGCGGCATAGAGACGGCTGCTCCCTCTTCTGGCGCCAACCATACCCATTTTAACGACAAGGCCCGTTAGAGCCGCGTTAGAAACGCGTGCTGGGTGGTTTTACCCCGTCTATGCCAGTGCTGGCTTCATCTCACGTAGGATTGCCAGCAAACCCGATGCCAATCCCGTTTGTATTTGAACGGTACTCGGACCATGAAAAAGTTTCGGCGGAAGCGCTTCCGGCGCTCATTTTAATCTTAGCTGCGAAACTGGCTTCAACTTGAGACCACTCGTTGGAGACTGCCTTCCATGCCAAAGAGCAAGCAGCAGAGCGCAACCACCAAACAGATTGAAGTGTTTCGTCCTGGAACATTCAACTCCATGGGCGGAACTTCATTTTCCATCACCGGGGACGAACTAAAGGCGCTGGCTGAACGTTATGATGCCAGCGCCAACCCGGTACCGGTTGTGGTGGGTCACCCTAAGACCAACGATCCTGCTTATGGCTGGGTGCAAAGCTTTTCTTATGATGATGCTTCAGAGCGCTTGATTGCTGAGGTGGGCGATCTAGACCCGGAATTCAGTGAGGCGGTGGGTGCTGGTCGCTACAAGAAGATCTCTATGAGCTTTTTCCTGCCCGGCAGCACCTCCAATCCGGCTGGTGATGACCTTTACCCGCGTCACGTGGGTTTCCTAGGCGGGGCGGCACCTGCGGTCTCCGGTCTGAAGCCCGTTGAGTTTTCCGAAGGTGATGACGATGCGCTCACAATCGAATTTGGAGATCGCGCCTTTAAGGACGTGGCCGGATTGTTTCGCCGCCTGCGCGAATGGCTCATCGAAGAGCATGGGGCAGAGACCGCCGATAAAACTATCCCTGATTGGGAAATTGGCTGGATCGATGATGCAGGAACCACGCCTGCCCCTGTCTCAACTGAATTTTCTGACCCTAAAAAGGATGAACCGGTGCCCGATCCAAAGACACCCCAAAAACCCGGCAATGCAGACTTTGCAGCTCGCGAAGCTGCTCTTGTGGCTCGCGAACAGGAGTTTGAAGCCCGTGAAGCTGAAGTCCGCCACAAAGAGCACGAAGACTTTGCAGAAAGTCTGATCAATGAAGGCCGACTGGCAACCAGCCACAAATCCCGTGTGGTTGCGCTGCTGGATGGCCTCGCAAATGAGGATACTGCTTCTGTTGAGTTTGCCGATGGTGGAGCCGTCAAAACTCAAGGGCTTCTGGAATTGACCAAAGACCTGCTCAAGACACAGCCAAAAATCGTTGAGTTTGGTGAGACCGATTTGGGCAACCCTCCGGGTGATGGAAATCTGGATGAGGAAGCTATCGCCCATGAAGCGGTAGAGTTCCAGCAGTCCAAACGCGAGGCGGGCCTGGAAGTTTCCATTACCGATGCTGTGACGGCGGTACGCAAAAAGCACGGCCTGGACGGCTAAGGCGCTTCAACCCTTTCCCTTAGATTTTGTTTACGGAGAGAAGAGATGCAGGAGTTCGGCCTCATCAAGAACTACACCGGTCAGGGCAAGACAGACCAATACCGTCTGATTGCACCCGGCTCTAAAGACGGGCACGTCAGGCGGGCGGGCGTTGGCGATAAACTTCTCGGCACATCTGGTGTGCGCGGGGCTCAAGACCAGGCGCGGCTGGATGTTTATCTCGACAACATCCGTCCGATTAAGTTTGGCGGCACGGTTGCCTTCGGTGACCCGCTGACCAGCGATGCTGATGGGCGAGCCATTAAGGCAGATCCAGCGGACGGCGTGACCATCCCAATTGCAGGCCATGCCATGTGCTCGGCAACCGAAGGGGTTGTCGGCGATATGCACGTGCTGCCCGGTTACATCACCGGTTAAGCCTCCTTCGTTTCTTTCTTTTTTCATTTCAAGGATGACTTAAATGTCTGCCACGGACCAGTTTACCGAGAGCCCGACGCTCACAGCAATTGCAATTGCCTATAAGAACCCAGATGTGTCGCTGATTGCTGACGAGGTTCTGCCACGCGTACCAACCCCGCGCAGCTTCAAGTACCACAAATATGATGAGGCAGGTGACTTCACTGTGCCCGATACCCGCGTCGGTCGCCGGTCTTCTCCGAACCAGGTGGAGATTGAAGGCACAGAAACGGACGCATCTGTTGAGGCTTATGGTATCGACATCCCACTGGACAATGTGACCATTGAAGAAGCAAAGAAGCAGAAGTGGAACCCGGAAGGCAAAGCCACGGAACGCGCCACCAACATTGTCAATCTGGACCGGGAAATCCGTGTCGCTAAACTGGTTTCCGATCCAACCAATTATCATGCGGACCATGTTGAAGCTCTATCTGGTTCAGATCTGTTTTCTGATCCAGGCAGTGACCCGATCTCCATTCTGGAAGACATGATGTCAACCTGCTGGGTGAAGCCTAATCAGCTTGGCTTTGGCTTCAAGGTTTGGCGCGATCTGCGCAAACATCCCAAAGTGGTCAAGGCCATTCATGGCAACTCCGGGGATCAGGGCCGCGCTACCAAAGCCCAGGTGGCAGAGCTTCTGGAGATCAAGCGCATCCTGGTGGGCGAAAGCCGGGTCAATCTCAAACGTCCTGGCGAGGATCCTGTTCTGGCCCGTGTCTGGGACAACATCGTTTGCGGTCAGTACATAGACCGCACCGCTGACACCTCAGGTGGCATGACCTTTGGTTTCACCGCTGTTCACGGCAAGAAGGTCGCCGGTACGCTTCCGGCCAATATGGGTATTCATGGCGGCAAGTTGATCCGCTCTGCAGAAGAAGTGCGCGAGGTGGTCATCGCTTCGCGTGCTGGTTTCCTGATCCAGAATGCGACCGCCCCAGACGCCTGATCCGCACACTTCATAAGCGGGGCTGACACTGCCCCGCCCATTTCCTTTCATCCGAAATTATTGGAGGCTCCTTATGGATCCGGAAACTAGACTTTACCCCGTTCTCTCCAAGCTCAAACACAACGGCAAGCGTTACACTGAAAGCGATGTTGTTGAGATGACAGAAGCTCAGGCCGAGACCCTACAGGCTCTTGGTGTGTTGGGTGAACCTGAAGATACCTCTCCGGCTGCGGCAGATGAGACCATCAAGCTTTCTGCTGAAGAGCGTAAAGCTAAGATCGTTGAAGTCATTTCCGCCCTTGATCCCGATAAGGACTTTAACAAAGACGGCTCTCCCAAAGTGAAGGCCGTTGAGCTTCTCACCGGCTTTGATGTTTCTGCTGATGAAGTCAAAGCAGCCCATGCTGCCATGACTGCTGCTCAGTAAATAGGAGCGTTAGAGACCATGGCAAAGCTGCGCTTCCTAACGGTTGATGAGTTCATCTTAAGGCATGAAGAAAGCAATCTGCTTGCTGTTGCCGGGATTGGCGGACCGAACTCTGCGGGTGGACGACATATCGACCGCTCCCGTGTGGAAGTGCAACTTGGCCGCGCTGAAGCTATGGCGGGCGGTTATCTTTATGGTCGCTTTGCTGCCCTGAAGACCATTGAACCCGTTGATGCCCCGGAAGCCTTAAAGGGCGTTGTCTCTGATCTTGGTATTTATTACCTGCGCGAGCGGCGTCATCACTCCAACGCAGTCGAAGAAGAAACCCGCAACCGTTACCGGGACTGTTTGTCTTGGCTAAAGGATGTTCAAGCAGGCCGTGTGGATCTGGGACTTGACGTGAGCAACGGCAATGAGCCGGTCACTGGTGGGATCTCAGCTTCTTTTGATGAAGGCTGTGCGGACAAGATCCTGGAGGGCTATCAATGAAGCAGATTGAGCACCTTCAGGATCAGATTGTTGAGCGCCTTAAGCTCTATCTACCCTCTGTTGCCTATGTGGGTGGTTTTCCCTCCAAACCGGAAGAGTTCGACCTTGCCAATTTCAAGATGTCGGCTTTGGTTCACTACTCGGGAGCACGCTACGCCAGCGACAACGACCTGAATCACACCACACAATCGCGCATCATGCGGTTTGCAATCGCATTGAGCCTAACCTCTCTGGAAGGAGAGCATGGGGCCTATTCAGTACTGGAACGCTGCCGAGCTGCCTTGCAGAACTTCCCCTTAGCCGGGGCAAGCCCACTCATGCTTGAACGCGAGGATCTCGTGGAGCACGCGCCAAACATTTGGCGCTGGCAAATGGAAGTACGCTGTCAGGCCCGCAGTATTTCTGATCATCAGGGACCGCGCCGTCCGGTTCCCCCAATTTCACGACAGAAGGATTAGAGCCATGAGCGCTCAAGGATCGGCACCCGCCGAGTTTTCTGATTATGTCTATAGTGGCCCGGTCCAGTCGGTCCAGCTGAAAGCCAAAAATGCAAAGGGAAAGCAAATGACTTTCTTTGAAAGCACGTTCTTTCCCGGAAAAACCTACACCCTGCCAACCGATCATCCGACTGTTGCCGCTTGGGTCTGCGGTCGCATCCTGAAAGAAGCTACGGAGGCGTCCAATGGCTGAGCGTATTTTTGGACCTGAGATTGTTGATGCCAATGAAGACGGCGTCCTGGTTCGTGAGCTTAAGGCAGCAACAGCTTTTTTGGTCGGGACCGCGCCAATTCATGAGGTGCATGACACCCCGGCAGAGCAGGCAAAGTACATCAACAAGCCTATTCTCATCCGCCGCGAAAAGGATATTGCCAGGCACTTTGGTCCGTTTCGAGATGGCTATACGCTGCCGCAAAAGCTACGGGCTATGTTCAAGCAGTCCAAAACACGTGGCATTGGCACCATCTGCGTGATCAATGTGTTTGATCCGGCAGCCCATAAAGATGATGCAGACAAGCCTGATCCAAGTAAGGTTGGCGCACTTGATATCATTGGTGCCTTTGATGCTATGGGTCGCCCAAGTGGGTTGAAGCTGGCTTACTCCTGTTATCAGCGCTTTGGCTGGTTCCCGAAGAATATCGGGGCTCCTGGCTTTGATGGTCTCACGGGTGTGCGTGCTGAAATGGCGGCAATCTGTGCACGCATTCGCGCTCGCTGCTATTGGGATGCCCCTTATGGCGTAACCTTGCAGCAACTGGTGGAAGCGCGAGGTCCGAGTGGTTCATTTGATTTCCAGACCAATGACACCCGCGTCAACCTATGCTGGCCGATGATGGAAACGGTCAATCTGGATGACACTTCCGCACAGGCTGGTCAGGTTATCCCGGATCATTACTCCGCCTACCTGATGGGCATCGTACTTATGAGTGTGATGGAGTACGGCTATCAACACAGCCCTTCCAACCGGGCGATTAAGGGCATTGAGGGTGCGGCGCAAGAAGTACTTTATGTGCCCGGCGATGGTTCCAGTGATACGCAGGTCACCCGCTCTAACGGGATTATCTCCGTTGAAGAGCGCTTTGGCAAAGGTCCACATACTTCCGGCAACCGCAATGCTGGCTATCCAACTAAGACCACTATGCTGACGTTCTTTCACGCTCAGTACACTCAAGACGTCCTGGACGAAGCGGTGCTGCACTTTCTTGACGAGAAGAAAGATCGTGTCGGCTCTTTGGCCCGCATTGAACAGATTGAAGATGCCATCAATGCCTGGGGTATTGGCAAGACAGGTGGCAAAGACCCCGAACTTTCCGGTTTCCGCTTTGCCTTCGACAGGGAGCTGATGAGCACAGCCTATGCAGCTGATGGTTGGTATCACTACACACTGGAGTTTGCGCCAACCGGCATCATGGAAACCCTGACCGTGCGCCGCTCCCTCAACATCAACCTTCTGGGCGATGCGCTGGGTCTTTCCCAGTCCGAAGCGGCCTAAGTGTTTTTAGAAAGGATCATACATGGCTGATTATCGCGGACGCTTTGGGCAGATCACTAACTCAGATATCTATCTGGAAGACAACACCCTTGTCGGGCTCGCCAAGTCTTTCAAAATGCCCAAAATCGAATGGAAGACGGTAGACATTGAGACACTGGGTCAGGTGGCTGTCTATAAAGCACCTACCAGAACACTGGAAGCACTCACTGGTGAAATCACCATGAGCAGCGTGGACCCAGAACTTCAGGAAATCTTTCTGGATCCCACAAAGACCCGAACTATCCAATCGCACAAGTATGTGGATGTGAACAGTACGGACGGGGCAGATCTGGAAAAGTCTTATACGCTGGTTACCATCTTACAGGTTCGTTTCTTTGGTCATGAACTGGGCGAGAGCAAGAATGGCGATCCAGAAGAGTCGACACATGAAATGTCGATCTCGCGTCTGGTTCAGCGCATTCATGACAGTAACAAGCCCCTGTTTGAGGTGGATGTATTTGCCAGCTCCGTGCGGAACTCTTCCGGCGAGATGTGGCGCCGATAAGCTCATAGTGGTCTCTAGAGACCGCGACCGTCAAAGCCCCCGTTGCTTAACCGCGCGGGGGCTTTTTGCGTTTTGAACGACTGAACACTGAAATTGGAAAGAGGCACATCATGGACACCCAGGACACTCCAAAATCCGCAGTACCTGAGATTAAAAAAGATGCCGGTGTGATCGGCAAACTGAAGGCTTACCGGGATGCCAATCAGGGCTCCGACACTTTCACGCTTCCCCTCACGCAGGTTTAAGTCGAGTTTCCAAAGTTCCGTAAGCATGGTGCCTGGACGCAAGTTCTGGCCATGGCCAAAAACAAGATCGGTAAGGCGCAAATTCTTTACATTTGCAAGGTCTGCACCTTTGACGGCGAGAAACTCTCTGAAGCGGATTGGCGGGCTTATATTCCCATGGAAGATGCCAATGATCTTATGGGCGAAATCTTCGGCGGCTCTGATGATGAGTTTGAGGATGACGAAGAGGGAAACGAGAACCCGGCAGCGGCTTAGCGCTGTCAACGCTTGAATGCCACACCTACATGGTCAACCGGGGATGGTCCCCCGGTTACCTCGACGACCTGCTAGAGGTTGAATTCCTATCACACTTTGACCAGCAGGTAGCGCTGGATGAGGCGCGGGCCGAGGCTGAGCGCAAAGCCGTCGAGGCTGCCTCTCGGCGGTGATGACGGGGAACAGCTATGCGCCTTGGAATTACCGCTGAGTTTAAAGATCGTGCATCAAAAAAGATGCGCAAGCTCCTGCGTTTTAATACGCTGATGGCAAAACAGCTTAAAGCCCAGGACAAGCTGCAAAAAGGTCAGGTTAAGTCTGCGGGCAAACAAGCCAAAGCCACCCAAAAACTAGAAAAAGCGACGGGCAAAACCGCTCAGGCAGCCGGTAAAGCTGCCCGAGCCACTGAAGCGATTGCAAAAGGATCTAGCGCCGCCGCCACTCAAACAAACCGTGCACGTGATGCTATGGGCCGCTTTGTCGGTAAAGCCAATGAAGCAGTTCGCAAAGTTGGGCGATTAGGCCGTGCCCTAGACAAGATAAAATCCAAAACCAAGCAGATCCGCGCAGGTGGTGCGCTCATTAAGGGTGGTGCAGGAAAAATCGGTCGCGGTTTGGCCGTTGGTGCCGGGCTTTATGCGGGTGCATCTGGATTGGTGGGTGGTGCTGCGAGCGCCACTATTGGTCCAGCTGCCCAGATGGAAAATTACCAAATCCAACTAAACGCACTTGAAGGGTCCGCAGAGAAAGGACGACGGGCTTTAAGTTGGGTGAGAGATTTTGCAGTTTCCACGCCTCTGGAGACGAACGAAGTTATTGAATCTTATGCAAAGCTAAAGGCATTCGGGATTGATCCCACAAATGGTTCGCTTCAGGCGTTGACTGATACCATGGCAATGAATGGCGGTAATGGGGAGTATCTTCAAGGCGTCATTCTTGCCGTTGGGCAAGCATGGACTAAAGGCAAGCTACAAGGCGAAGAAGCAATGCAGCTTCTTGAACGCGGTATTCCTGTCTGGGACATGCTTTCAAAAGCGACTGGCAAGTCTTCAGCCCAACTCATGAAAATGGCCTCAGACGGCAAACTTGGCCGCAAAGCGATCTCCAAACTAGTTGAGATGATGGGTCAGAGAGCTGTTGGAGCATCTGATAAGATGTCAAAGACCTGGGACGGCATGATGTCCAACATGCGCCAGCACTGGTTTGATTTTCGCTTGTTGATCGCTGAAGCTGGGATGTTCGATTGGGCAAAAGAAAAGCTGCAAGGTTTCCTGAGCAAGCTCAATAAGATGAAGGCTGATGGCTCGCTCAAAAAGTGGGCGGAAGATATCAGCACCAACATCATTATTGGTCTGGAAAACCTTTGGACCTTTGGCGTCGCCCTTTGGGGCGTTCTAAAAAGTGTCGGTGGGTGGCTATCTTATGCGGCCGACAAACTGGGCGGCTGGAATAACCTCATTGCGATTTTGATTGCCTTGCCAATACTGTCCACCTTGGCGGGCATTGTCACCGGTCTGGTTCAGCTTGGTATGGGACTGGCCGTTTTAGGAGGTGGGATCGCTGCTATTGGTTGGCCTATTTTAGCCGTTGTTGCAGTGGTCGCCATTCTGGCCGTGGCCGCCTGGCTTATCTATGACAATTGGGACGTGGTCTCTAAATGGCTGGCCGATACCTGGGAATGGCTAAAGCAGTTAGCTGGCATTCTTTGGGACTACCTGAAGAAGGCATTCTCCTGGACGCCTCTAGGCATCATCATTTCCAACTGGAGCACAATTAAGAGCTGGCTTGGCAAGCTTTGGGAGGGCATCAAGCAAAAGGCCTCTGCGACATGGGAGGGGTTGAAGCTGCTGTTCAAGTGGACACCCCTAGGAATGATCATCACCAACTGGGGCAAGATCACTGCATGGTTTGATAAATTCTGGACAGACCTTAAAGCCAAAATCTCTGCAAAGTGGGCGCAGATCAAAGCCACGTTTACAGGTTGGAAGTGGCCCAAGTTTCCAAGTCTGAAACTGCCGAGTTTTGACAAGATCAAGCAAAGCTTCAAAAAGTTCTTCAGTGGTTCATGGCTGCCCACAACAGATACCTTCTCCCGTTTCTGGGATAAGGTCACGGGCTTTGCAGATACTGGTTGGAAGAAGCTATCTGGTATTTTTGATGCCATCGGCAAAGCCGGAGAAACCCTTGCAAACACTGTCGGAGAAACTCTGAAGTCCCTTGCCGATATGGCAAAGTCAGTCTGGTCAGCAGTAACCGGCCCGGAAGGCGCTGACCGTTTTATTGACCAGTTGACTGAAGTGGCCGAAAACGGCTGGTCTGAAGACTTTGTAGAGGGTCTGGCACTCACCGAAGCCTTGCAGGCCGGTCAGATGAATCTCGAGACCTATCAGCAAAAACTGGTAGCCATTGCCTCAGGTGGGGGGAAGTTCGCCACCCATGCTCAAAAGATGGTTGAGCTCTCTCGCCAGCTTGAGGGGCATGCTGGTTTCACACAGCCGGAACAGGCACCAGCCAATCTGGCAGAGGTTGAAAAAGCGAATGCTGCTGTAGAAGCGCTTCAAGCTTCCAGCAAAGCGGCGATTGCCCAAGTGGACAATATGCTTGGCACTGTGGACTTTGCCTATCACGGCCAACGTATGATGGAGACGATTGCCAAAGGGATGCGCTCGCGGGCTCATCTGTTGGTAGAAGAAATGCGCCGGGTCACTCAGACCTTGCGCGATCACCTGCCGTCCTCTCCGGCAAAGATGGGACCGCTTTCTGATATTCACCGCCTCAAGTTTGGTGAGACCATTGCCAGGTCCATCAAACCTGCGCCGATGGTCAAAGCCATGCGCGAGGCCGCTGCTGCCACCATGGCTGCGGCGACGTTGAGCACAGCAACAGTTTCTCCATCTCTGGCCGCTTCTGCTCCACAAGCTATTCGCCCGCCTACTGAGGCCATTCAGGCATTGGGTGGTTCTAGAACCGGAGGCGCTTCTGGTTCTGGCGGAACTATATCCGTCACTTATGCACCCCAGATCACGGTAGGTTCAGGAGCATCCATCACCCGCGAAGAAATTGAGGAAATCCTTGAAGACAAAGCGGATGAGTTGGTGGCGCTGATACATCGAAAGATGGCAGATGACGAGAGGCTTGAGTTTTAGATGATTTTTGCCAGCCTTGGAGATTTTCAGCTGGGAACCACCAGCGTGATGACTGGTCCCACAGCTGCAGAAGAAACCCTTGCCAACGATTACCACGAGCACAAGGTGGTACGGGGCAAACCAGTGCCCCAAAAGGGCGGAGAAGCCTTAGACCGACGCTCGTTCTCCTTCTTCTTTGATGAAAGCTTCTGTAACCCCGAAGCTGAGTATGCTCGCCTGGTGGCTGCTAAAGTTGCTGGCAATATCTTGCCGTTCATTCCAGGCGGCGGCGGGTTTCTGGGCAAGCATTACTTTATCAAGGAAATAAAAGGTACCACTCACAAAACCACCCAGAGCGGGCGCATTGTGCGGATCTCTGCCACTATTCAGCTGGTGGAGATTCCTGGCAGTGCCTTAAGTCTTGGCGGCATCGGCATAGCCGGAGCCGCCGTTGCCCTGCTGAACCCATTGATTAAGAGGCTTCGGTAATGGTGACAACGACCGGTGATTATCTGGAGCACGTTAGCGAGCCCGGAGAGCGCTGGGATACCATTGCGTGGGCTTATTACCGCGACCCGGAAATGATGGATCTTCTGGTGAAAGAGAACCGTCACTTGTTTCCTGAAGAGATCGCCAAGATCCCTGCAATCTTACCCCCACGCCTGACCTTGCGCATTCCGGTGATTGAGCAGAATCCGCTGGATACCGAATTGCTGCCGCCTTGGAAGCGCGGCACGGTAAAGGGCTAGGTTATGGATCTGCGCGAACCTTTTCTTTCTCTCAAGATCAACGGTGTGGAAGTGGCAGACGACCTTGCCCCGCATCTGATTGATTTTGCCTGGACAGATAATCTACATGGCAAAGCGGATGAGGTTGCAGTCACCTTGCGCGATGATAGCGGATTATGGCGAGGTCCATGGCGACCGGAAAAAGGCGATAAAGTCATCGCCTCTATTGGCTATCAAGGGTCCCCGCCCATGCCTTGCGGTGAGTTTGAGGTGGATGTGCCCGAAGCTTCAGGTTCCAGGCTTAATGATCGCATAAGTTTTAAAGCCACATCAGCCTATTACAGCTCCGAGCAGCGCACCAAAAAGTCCAAAGCCTTTGAGAAGACCACACTCAAGAAGGTGATTGAAGAGATTGCCAAGGGGCTTGGCTACAGCATCTCCGGCAAGATTGAAGACATCGCATTCCAATATAAACGCCAGCGCCGTGAACGTGATCTCCAGTTTTTAAAACGTCTTGCAGAAGATTATGGCTACTTCTTTGCCATCAAAGACAAGCAGCTTGTGTTTTACAAACGCGAAGATCTGGAAAAGCGCGAGGCAATCCGTGTGTTTGAGTTGGCTGCTCCTACTGAAATCATCAGTTGGCGCGCCAAAGACCAAACCGCTCAGACCTATGGCAAAGCCAAACTCTCCTATCACCATGGCCAGAAGAACAAACTTATCAAAGGCGAGGTTCAGGACCTCTCAGTTAAGAGCGGCGATACGCTTACGATTGATGAGCGTGTTGAGGATGAAAAAGAAGCAAAAAAGATTGCTAAGTCACGACTGGCCAAAGCCAATGAAGATGGGTTGACAGCAATGCTCACGCTGGTCGGTGACTCTCTTTTGGTCGCAGGGCAAGTGGTGGAGCTGGGAGCAACCTTTGGCAAGTATGGCGCCATCTATCTGGTGCACAAAGCCATTCACAAGATCTCACGCGGCAAGTACACGACACAGATTGAACTCAAGGCGATCCGCAAGGATGGCAAAGTCCTAAAATCGAAGAAGAGCAGCGGGAAATCAAGCGACTCCAGCAAACTGTTTGGCGGTGATGTGCAGGATCTATCCAAGCCAGCTGGGCAAACATTTTAGGGGATGCGATGTCTTCGCAACCGGGCAATATTTTATCAGCTACAGTTTCGCGAGGTTTGGATCAAAAGAGAGGGGTAAACGCCATGCACAGAAGACTAATCGTCGTTCTGATTTTTCTCTTGTTCACCAGTAACAACGCTTTCAGTCAAACCTACTCAGTTCGAAAATTTGCTCAAGCAGCCTTGCAGAAAGCAGAGAATATGCAAGTCCTTTCAGTCGCCGTTGCTGCTTCCCTCAATACAATCCAAGTTATTGCAACGACGAAACTAAAACAAATCAACTGCCCACTTTCGTTTCAGCAAATTGCTCAACGGCAAGCCCGTTTTGTAGTCGCAGATGAATCGAGAAAGTGGGACAAGTCCACTACTGCAGACCGAGCTGTCTCATTCTTAGCTTTGTCTGGAATAATAAGATTGTGCCCTGAAACTAACTTCGCATTCGAAGGATGAAGAGAGAAAGTTGTGACACGAATTACAGATGGCGAAAGCTCCAGTCCCTTTAAACGGGGCACCCTAATGAAACACGGAGCAGACGGACGGGCTCAGGTTGAGTTCCAGGATGAAGATGGCAATATTTCCGCTTGGCTGTCCGTCAGCCAGCGCAACACTAAGGGGCAGAAGAGTTATGATATGCCCGCAGTTGGCACGCAAGTCTGGTGCCTCTTGGATGCCTATGGTGAGGATGGAGTGATTGGTGGGGCTGTTTGGTCTGATGAGGACACACCACCTTCAAATGATCCCAATATCGTCCATGAAGTATTTGGGCCTCTGGAGATTTTTTACAACAAAGTCAGCGGTGAAATGAGAGTCAAAGGTGCGCCTAAGATCATTTTTGAGGCGGATCTGATTGAGATGAAGGGCATCATAAAAATGGAGGGCGGTAGCGTCACTCACAATGGCAAAGAAGTGGGTGAAACACATAAGCATAAGGATGTAGCACCAGGGCCTGCTCAGACAGGGGTGGTGGTTTAGAGGATTCGAGTTGACACGCTTAAGTATATATCTGAATGTACTATGGATCCTAAAGATAGTCGTAGGAAAACGATGAGCGAAGTCAAAAAAGTATTTTTAGATGCTAATGTTTATATCAGTTCTGGAAAGAGTCTAGACAAGCCAATATTTACTGTTCTTCTCAATCTTACAAAAATTGGAGCAGTTCAGCTAATCATTACTGACCTGACTGAAATCGAAGTTGCAAAGAAACACTCGCAAAATGATTTCGGCTATCTTAAAGATGCAAACAAAAATGCATTTCGCGCTGTGTTCAAAAAATACCTAAATGTCGAGTTTGAAAAAATCGACATGGAAGAAATGAAAAAGCGTATTTTTTCAGACAGCATGAATGACTTCAGAGCTGGATTGCGAAAATTCAAGCCATCATTTGTCAGCGTTAATAAAGTGGAGCCAATTTCGGTCTTACGAGACTATGCGTTTAGTGAGCGTTTTTTCGCTGGAAGGTGCAAAAAAGACCAATTCCCAGACGCCTTTATCTTCGAGGCTTTAAAGGAGAAGGCTTCGAAGGAGGCGCCGATCTATATCGTTTCGAGTGACAAGGACTTTATTGAACCGTGCGCCAGAGATGATCGGTTTAAATTAGTAGGCTCACCAGAAGAATTTCTCACCAAGTTTGCTCTAGAACACGAAGAAATTCACCTGGACGATTTTTTGGAAGATAATGATGATTTCCAAAATTTAGTTTCCGAGGAAATTTTCCAATATTACTTTCATGATTCAGAAGTTTCCGACAGTGAAATCATTCCATTACGAACTGGACCCGCAAATGCTCATTCTCTTCAAGTATACCGTTTAGCCGAAGACACAAAGCATATTTTCGTCATTGGAAAAACTGATCTAGAGGTCGACGCCGAATATTCTCATCCAGACTGGGATGGCGCTATCTATGATAGCGAGGAAAAGTGCTTAATGCCCTTCGAAACGATCACCAACGATACCACAGTGGAGGTAACCGCCGATTTTACGATGATCGTTGAAATTGATAACGACATGAAACCGCAAAAAGTTATTTCTCTCAATTTCCCTAATGATGATTTCACTGATGTTACACTATACCCAATTGATTGGTAACTGCCCTTCCACCTCTTAGCAGAACACTTCCGTAACCTGGTCCTTGCCCGCCTGATACCTTGCCTACAACGAAAAGCTGGTAGCTTGGCGGGAAACTCACCAAGGCTGAGCTCGGCTTAAATTCTATTCTGCTCACAATGCTGGAGGGAAATAGTGTCACCCACAACGGAAAAGAAGTGGGTGAGACGCATAAGCATAAGGATATAACTCCGGGGCCTGCTCAGACAGGTGTGGTGGTCTAGAGAGCAAAAAATTAACTAGAAGCCAATTTCTCGATATTTAAGGTCCTCTCGAAACTTAATGAAAGTCTGTGCCACTTGTTTAAGTCCAGCAAGTCTGTTTCCGATAACCTCGTCTTGAAATCGTCTATGCTCGCGGTTCCGAACATGACAGAGATCTTATCAAAATAGCTTCTTTGTGTTGCCCTAATGAAGAGATCAAATGCTCTATATCGTTCAGCATAGTACAAGGTTTGAGGATACCACCACAAATCTGGGCGAAACTTCGCGCTAACAAAGACCACCAGATCCGCCTGCATCACATCCTTGAAAGATAAATCCTTCCGATCTGCATGCCTCTTAATAAGCTCAGCTTCAGGCGAGTAATAATTACTTCCTAAGGCCTTATTTAGTATGTTGTCCCAATCAGATCCTTTGAAAAAGGTATCAAATCTCTCAAATTCTCGGCCTGATCTTTGATCTGTTTCTGGGGGTACGAAGTGAGCATCAAAAATACTAGCCGCACACTGAAAGTTGTTTGTTTTAATCAGCGCGGCGATTGAATACAGAAACACTTCATAGACAAACAAGGCGTGAGCCGCATACCAAACTTCACTCCACCTCGTCACCTCTTCTGGCCTCGATTTTAGAGCACGAACTCGCTCTAATATGTTGATGACGGTCTCTGAAAAAGCAACATCGTGGACCTTCAACTTACCTTCCAACATGAGCCAATCGACCAGAAAATTTCTCACTGGTTTTAGTTTCTCATAATCTGAAATGATACGCTCACCCCAATCATCCACATCAGGGTCATCATAAATCCTCATGTCTTCCGCATATTCAATACAGGCGTCAAAGAAGTCGTCTCGTAACAACTCTGAGGAGTGTTTACCTTCAATCAACCCATGCTTGAGGGCTCTATACTTTGCAGCGATTCCAGACGTCGGAACTGCGGTTTCTTCTGTTAAATATGCTGGTTTTTTACCCAGTGCAGGCTTTGTAAAACGCGGTTTCCCATGTAGGAAACGGATAAGGTTCTCCCATTCACTATTTACTTGTTCTGGTGAGGTGAAATTAAATCCAATTCGAGTGGCTATAAATATCGGCAAATAAGGTTCATTGCCTTCGTTATACTCGCAGAAAACTGGAACAAACTTAGATTGAGCTGCTTTTTTATAGACTTCCTGTGAAACAATGAGAGCTTCAGTTCCTACACCAGCCCGCCTTTCGTTAGCCTTCTCAACATACTCTTTATCACAAATCAAAAGAACGTGGGTGATCGTAGGGTCTTCCACCATTTTTTCCATGAACTTGTATTTATCATGCCCATGCTCAAGATCATAAACATCAAGGATTACATGAACCCCATCACCCATTAGGCGGTCAGCCCATTCCCTGACGCGTTCTTTATGAGCTTCATCAGTCCAATTATATGAAATAAAAACCTTTGGCTCTAGCAGCTCTGCTTTATCACTCATTCCTATAATGCCCTATCTGCGGAACACTTCCGTAACCTGATCCTCGCCCGCACGATAGCTTGCCTACAACTGGAAGTTTTGGCAAGGATGTTTACGGGCGATGGTTTTGGATCCCCTCCATTGGCAGATTAAGTTAGCGCAGAACGATGACGCGCCGTGGAATGAGGCGGTGGCGGGGCTTGATGATCTGGCCCAAGCCATTCGTATTATCTGCCTGACGCCGAAGTTGTCCGTGCCTACAGAGCCTGAGCAGTTCTGCGATGCTCTGACCTATATTGACCGCAACGCGGCAGAAGCTATTCCCGGTATTTCCAAGGCGATCTGGGAAGGCATCAGTCGGTGGGAGCCGCGTGTTCTGCTTGAGCGCGTAGTTGTTGAACAGCTCGGCTTTGCTTACTTCGCTGCGTCCATTTTCTGGCGTCCGCGCTCTGATGTGCTTTCCGATATTCAGCGCACAGATGTTGATCTGATGAGGGCCGAGTGATGGTAAGCCTCATCAAAGCCCTGACCACAGGCGAGTTGATCCGTCGCGGCCCACCGCAACATTTCACCACCTCAGCCAAGGCCTGGAAGGAAAAGCTGGTGGCGTGGTGGGAAACCCACCCGGACGGACCACAGCGCAAGCTCTATCCCGCTCATTATGAGATGCTGCTCATTAACCTGCTCGCCTATGGCTTGTCACTGCTCGGCAAAGAGGGGCAGGATGCCGCTGATAAGCGCTGGCTGCTGTTTGCCAGGGATCACTCACTGGACGTGGCCGCCGCTAACAACGGCACGTTTCGCCTGAAATCAAAGCCCGCACGGGTAGAGCTGACTTTCACGCTCGACGCCCCTCGTAGCACCGACCTTGTTTTGCCACGAGGCCTTGAGGTGAGCGCCGGGGAGTTTTCTTTTGCTCTGGACGATCAGCAGTTTCTAAAGGCGGGCGACGTCTCTTTGAAGGCTCGCGCCACTGCAACACTATCCGGACCTGATGCAAACGGATTGCTGCCCGGCCAGATCACACAAATGCCTGCGGGCTACCCCGATGTCAGCGTGACCAATACAACGGCCAGTGATGGCGGCACGACATCAGAAGACGATGGCTCATTGCTCTATCGTGCGGCAAAAGCCCATGACCGAATTTCCAAAGCTGGACCGAAGGAAAGCTACCGCCAGCAAGCCCGTGCGTTTTCGCCAGACATTGCCGACGTAGAAGTGATCCGGCCAGAACCGGGCCACATTGCGCTTTATGTGTTGCTGACCTCCGGAGCGCCAAGTGCTCAGTTCTGTGAGGAACTTAAAACTTATCTGGACCCCGATAGCAAACGCCCACAAGGCGATGAGCTGAGCGTCCATCCAGGCGAGCAAGTGACGGTTCATATTACCGGCCCTTTGAAGGCCAGCGGAGACTTTGAAACCGCCCGTGCAGCCTCAGAGGAAGCCATTCGTAAAGCGAGCCTCATCTGGTCACAGCGCCTAGGCGACTATCTGGCATTATCCGCCTTAACGCCTGCCGTTCGTCATGTCGAAGGCGTGGTGGACGTGGACTTGCATGTGGCAAATCTAGGCTCTCGGCAGCTCGGGAAGACCCAGTTTGCAGTGGTTGGCGATGTGATATTGCAACCGGAGAGCAGCAATGACTGACCGCCGTTTCCCTCACACCCTGATCTCGTCCAGCATTAACGAGCAACGCTCTCGTGCCTTTCTGGATGCGTTTGAGGCGATGGCAGCTGAATTCGACTTCTCTGTTCTGATGCAGCGCGATTCCAGTGAGATCTCGACAGAAGCCCTGCCGCTGGCAATCCATGACCGGTCGCTGGAAAAGTTCATCGGTGAGGACGGCCTGCCAGAAGAAGCCGTACGCCGCCTGATCGATCAAGTCTGGGAGTTGCACGAAGAAAAAGGCACTGATGACGGTGTCGCTCTTGGCCTGTCTTTGATCGGCATTCGCCCACATTTCGAGCATTGGTGGCAGCAAGAGCCGGAAGGCCCACACGACACCCATAACCTGACCGTTTACGCCAATGAGCATCTTTTTGAAGATGAAGCGGTGCTGCTGAATGAGAAGGTTCAAAGAGCCGCTCTAACCATGGTGGACGCGACCAAGCGTTGGTCCCAGGACACTAACTTTGAGCTTGGAGCAGAGTTTGAAAGCACACTCAATCTAGGGATAGCAGGCCGTTCCAATGCCTACACACAGCCCACGGGCGCTATGGTCCTTCCTGAGACTGGAGCAACTCTGAGTACCGGCGTAATGGCACGAGGTATTGAGTTCGTGACAAAAACAGCTGAGCCGGTTTTACCGCAGATGGGGGCAGTGTTTGGCTGCGGGGCAACTGTGCGAGGGCATTCCTTTCTTTCACTTCATGGAGAGCTTTTGATATGAGCCTTAAGGCCATTAATCCGACACTTACGCGCGCTGGTATGCGATCCATTTTTGAGGCGTCAGATGCTGGTCTTCATGCCAGGATCACACATCTTGCTTTCGGCACCTCGCGCTACACGCCAACGGGCAATGAGAACAGCCTGAAATCAGAAAAAGCCCGTGTTGAGATTGTTGGGTCTCGCTATCTGGATGATTTTCAGATGGAGATCACAGCCAAGATTGACGGAGACAGCGGGTTCACACTGGCAGAGCTGGGCGTCTTGTTAGAGGACGGCACTTTGCTTGCTGTCTGGTCTAATCCAGAAACGCCTTTGGCTCAGTACACTCCTGGCGTACCGATTGCGTTTTCCTTTGTTCTGGCACTTGCCGCGCTTCCACAAGGTGTTGTTGAAGTGACAGGTGATGTGGACCTGCAACTCTTCTTTGGAGAAGAATTTGCCGGGTTTGCCTCTGCGATCCTTGCGTTGCAGTTGAACAGCTTTCAACAGCAAGAAATTTCCCGTGAGTTACGCCGAGATCTGCGGATTGCCCGTTCCAGCAGGGATGAGCTGCAACGTCGTCTTGAGGTTCAGGAGCGCCTTTAACAAAGCACTCAATGTCTCCCCCAAAATTTCAACTCTTAGAGTATTCGATTGAAAGGATCAGTTTAAATGAGCCTGACACAACGTCTGAATGAGGTGATCCAATCCGCCAAAGACCTCACCCAAGCCGTCCGGGAAACGTACTCCAAACATGATGAGCAGATTGAAGAGATTATGAAGGTTGCGCCAGACCTGCGCCGGACCTTCTACGTGGATGCCGTAAATGGTGACAATAGCAATGATGGAACACAGGAAAATCCGCTCAGGACGCTTCGCAAAGCCTTTGATCTTGTGCCCCGTCATGGCAGAGGCTTTATCTATTTGCTGAGTGATTACCATATGAACGAGCCAGTCATTGCCAGAGATTGCCATATCAATCTGTATGGTGATGAGAATAATCACCGCAAGATTACTTTTGGCTCTTACATCCATGTCAGTGGCGGAGAGGAATCCTCTGCACTCAATGGTTTCCGATGGTATGGCTCAAGTTATATCAATTTCTGCTTTTTGGATTTTAAGTTGCCAACAGTTGCTCCAGAGCATGCTGGCCTTTCCTCAAGTTCCTATTTGGCCCTTGTCTCGTGCTCGACGTCTGTTCACACGGGCAATCAGGGCGTGACGTTCCGCTTTGGAAACATTCACATACCTACGGTTGGTGAAGGTACTCCAGCAGGGCACATTCTGGCACATTTCGGGCCTGTTGGTGTGTTCTTCTCTGCCATGACAGCCTCTGGTGCAGGTCTAAAAGACCATATCAGCAGGAATGATAATCCAGCCTCCTACGTCATGAACATCCCACTTGATGAACTGCCCTAAGCTTCTGCCACATTCCTATTTTGACCCTCTATCACGAGTGTAAAACCATGTCAGATTACTATGAGCAACCTGAAGGCCAGAGCCTCAGTCTGAAGCATGCAGGCCGATCGTTTATTGCCTGGAGTGAAGTAGATTTGAAAGCTGCTGGCGTGCCTCAAGCTGCCATTGATGGAGCTAAAAAAGGAGCCCGTCTCACAACCATTAAAGATGAATGTCGCAAGCGCATTTATGCGCAGGCCAGCGCTGAGACCCAAATGAATATGGCAACGGCGGCTGCTGCCATTGCTGGCAAATCCACTTCAGATCGCAGTGCAGATGAAGCTACGCTTTTGACCAGCACAAAGGCTGCACTGGATTGGGTGGGCGCTATGCGGGCCAAGGTTGTTGAGCTTGCTGATGATCCAGACATCAACTTCACGTTGGATGCGAGCTGGCCGGAGTGCCCGCCTGAAGTGGTTGCACTGACAGAGCAGTTCTAACAAGCCGGAACATATCCGGCGAGATATTCGCTGGCTGGTTTCAGTATGGAGCGAAAGGCCCGGAAGTTTTCCAGGCACCGGGTCGTGGAGATATTCGGCCATTGGCCGGAGGCGCAAATGCAGAAAACGTAAGCCCTAAAAGAGTATCTTAAACGGTTTCAAAACCGGGCGTTAGAAAGACTTATTTTGTTGTTCTTCTAACGCTCAAATTTTGTAGGGAAAGAAAAGAGGCGTTGTGCACGTTATTTTGCCCATCGGTGCAAAATCTCACGCCGCGCCACATCAGCAAGCAGTTAGAGCAAAAGTGTCAAACCATGCCGAAAAAAGTGTCAAACCTTGAGCAAGCAGAGCGAATGCTCGGTTTATTATCTAACAATTTCAAGGAGATAAGTGGTGCCCGGAGGCGGATTCGAACCACCGACACGCGGATTTTCAATCCGCTGCTCTACCAACTGAGCTATCCGGGCACATTCTGCTGGGGCGGTTTGTTTTCCGTCCCGCGAAGGTGAGCGTCTTATAGGGTGCCAGATTTCTCCTGTCCAGCGGGCAAATGCATTTTTTTTAAAGAAATCTGATTTCTCCACTGCCCACTTAACAGAAATTCCTAAGCTCCTTAAATCATAGCGCTTTTAGCAGCATTGATTGCCTTCTAAGGCTCTTCGTTGCCTCTTACCTACTCGTTGGGAGCTCCATTTTCTGAAATATCCCAGAACAAAGCCACCATATTGCGCAGCGCATCTCGCGCAACGGGCTTGAGGATGTGCTCGTTAGGCGCATGCTGAGAGCATCCAGCATAGGAGTGTGGCACCCAAACTGTTGGCACTCCGAGAGTTTCAGCAAAACACTCATTGGGCAATGAGCCTGCGAGGTTTGGCAGCACATGAGGTTTCTTGCCGCTCGTTTCTTCCAAGGAAGCAGAAACCATTTTCACCCACGGATTGTTCGGAGAAAGACGGGTTGCGTGGAAGAAGCCACGGTCTTCTTGTCTGATCTCAACATCCTTGAAGCCATTCGCATCCAAGTGAGCGCGCAGTGCCGGGATAAGGCCTTGAACGTCCGTTCCCACCACATAGCGCAGTTGGCAGACAGCGAAAGCGTAGCCATCAATGGCGTTGACGGGGGCTTCCGGAACGCCGCTTTTCATGGCCAATACGGCAAAGGAGTTCCAACCGAACACACGCTCAGCAGGTGTCAGTCCTTCTTCACCCCAGTTCTCACTAATTGTCGGCCCTTGAGGATCCCCAATAGGCAGCTCACTGAGCGCTTCACGAATGTCCGGCGTCAGGCTGGTTGGACGCCAGCCCGGAATCTGGATCTGACCCCGAGCATCAGCAATGCAGGAGATCGCATTGGCAAGGATGATAGCAGGATCGGCTAGCAGGCCACCCCAGTTACCGGAGTGATTTGCGCCATCACGCAGGTTTACTTGCAAGGTAAAGGTCTGTGCCCCTCGGGCACCTGTGAAAACAGTTGGTGTATCAGCTTGCAATCGTGGACCATCGGAAGCGATGAGTACATCAGCTGCCAGCATTCTCTTGTGTTCTTCGAAAAACTCCTGAAGACCAGCAGAACCTGTCTCCTCGGAGGTTTCAATGATTACTTTGCAATTAAAGCCCAGTTGCTTCTTTTCCTGAAGCAAACAGCCCAAAGCTTGCAGATTGATGAGGTGCTGGCATTTGTTATCAGCCGTACCACGGCCATAAATGCGATCACCATCTTCTTCCAGAACGAAAGGATCTCTGCCACCCATCCAGTTGCCTGCTTGACCACGCACCACATCACCATGGCCGTAAGTGAGGATTGTAGGGAGGCTTGGGTCTTCAATCCGCTCGCCATAGAGGAAAGGACCACCGGCTGGGTTGGGATTGTCGAAGATGTGCGTTTTGAAGCAGAGACGTTCGAGCAGAGGGCGCATCTCTTCTTTCAGGTAACGCATCAGTTGGGGCTTAGAGTGTGGTTCCTGGCTTTCAGTAGGGATTGCGATTAATCGTGCCAGGTCTTTAAGGAATGCGCCGCTGTCGAAGTAGGTTTCCGCCCGTTGGATGGCTTCATTGCGACTGGACAT